GACTACACGACAGAGCAGGGCTTGAATTTGACATCCTACAGGATGCAAGGACGATTCGAAGTCTATTGTTTTTGTGGTGGCTCAGGAGTAACAGATCGCACAAAAAACGTCTTGAATCTTGCAAGTGATATAGTCGAATCAATAACTGAAGATCGATTTCTTGGGCTTGCAAATCCTGACACTACAAGAACGATCGACAACACGATCTGTAACTTTACAGCCGTCGAGGGTGACAGATTTGGATTGGATGGGATCGCAATCGGTTATATTGAAGTCACTGTGACATTTCAAAGTAGAACAGGGGTATAAATATGACTTGGTACGATAAAGAATATAGACGCAGGCAGATAGTAGGCATAGACGTAACAGGTGGATCGGGATCTCCTGCAACTGTTGACGCTGAGTTTTTAGTGCCTGCTGACTGGGATGATTTTTGGGATAATATACGATCAGATTTTAAAGATGTTGTATGCACCGATTCACAGGGCAATCTTGTTGCCTTTGCTCGTAAAGCGGGCGCGAACTACAGCACAAGAACTCTGACACTACAGATCGACGGGCTGAGCATCAAGAATGATAATTCTTTTGCTGTTGCTTATCTGTATTTCTTTGAGCCTGATGAAACAACTGATCACAGTGTCAGTGTTACCATAGGATCGCCCAAGGTTGGTAATATACTGCTTTCTGCTCCTCATAGTAGGGTGGTAAGTCAGTCAGCAAGTCAAAGCGCGTTAGACAGCCCTATACAGTCTTTTATAAAGGCGAGCACTGACGAGGTGCATGTATTCTTCATTGTGAATCAAAACTTTGCAAGTCGCATAACTCCATACAATGAACGAAACGGGCAAGAGGGGATCGATTATGTCGATGTCTTTTCTTACGATTCTTCAGGATCTGATAACTCGGCAAGATACGATCTCGGAGAAACAAGGATCGGCAATGGCTTTGTACGCGCAACTTTTAAAGCGGGTGACAGTGGATCGGATTACGCTGTGGCAATTCAAGTTTCAACAACACTAGGACAACTCTTTGAAATACGTGCTATTTTAAGAGTAATAAATTTACTTCCATAGGGGCAATCATGAGCATCTTATTCGCACAAAATTCATTCTTAAAAATCGCACAGGAAACAACTTGGGGCGTAGGCGTTTCAACAACTGTATTTGTAAAACTGATCAGCAGTACTTTACAAGTCACACAAGAAAGAGAAAGACGCACACATTTATCCGTTCCCACAAGTGGGATGCTGTCAGGTACTTTTGAGGGCTTCAGAAATGCAGGAGGAACGATCGATATACCTGCATACTATGACGGGATCGGCTTGCTTCTTCGGGCTGCTCTTGGTGCTCATGCTTCAACTGGATCATCTCCACTATACACACACACCTATACACCCGCAGAAGATCAACCAAGCCTGACAATCGACTTTCAACGTGGGTCAAATCTTGCGGGCAGTATGGAAGGCTTTGTTGGTGTAAAAGTCAGCACAATGACAATCAGCGTGGAGGCAGGATCAGAAATGACTTGCTCATTTGATTTAATTTGTAAAGATGCTGACGCACGAGGAACAAACATTCCATTCACTGCACCAACATTTGATCAAGTATATCATTATGAATCTGGCGATCTTACAATGGGTGGGACTTTGTCTATCGCTTCATTGCAAATCCGATCGTTTGAATTGTCACTCGATAATAAATTAGATCGTCGTAATCTGCTTGGATCAAAGTTAACAGGCGAGCCAGTACCGACAGACGTTCGGGAAGTGACTTTGTCCATAACTTGCGACGTTACAGATAATAGCCTGTACGCTGATAGCCTTGCAGGCAACTCAGGAGACGTATCGATCGAGTTCACAAGATCAGCAGAAACAACACACAGATTCAAGATCTTGCTTGACGCTTGTACCATTGAAGACTACAACGACAATATTACAGCATTTGGACGCGTTGAACGTACATTCAATTTGAGAGGATACGCAAGCGCAACAGATGCAGGATTAACAATCGAAATCAAGAACGCATCAGCAAGCGCGATTTAATCACTTGACACAAAAAAAGAAGCCTGTTAGGCTTCTCTTGTAATCTAGACCTTACAAACTGCATGCACCCCTTTTGGTTATTCCGTTGTTGTGGGGGTGCATGCTTTTGTGTTTTAGTATGTGATCATCTCTGCAATCTTTACGAGTATGCGCATTAAGGGAATCCACCAAATAGCGATCCCGATACACACAAAGAAGATTCCTATATTCTCACCCAGTGCTTTTGCTTGTTGTCTGTTCATTTCGTGCTCCGTTGTTGTTCTTTTTCCAATCACTGAGAATCTTTGCTGGAACTTTTGTTCCGTCATTAAATGTAGTCCATCCTATTTCAGTATGTAATATATCCATGTAGTCAAAAAGTATGTCCCCATTTACTTTATGTGGAATAAATGCTTTTAACTCTACACTCATCGAGGGATCGGCAATTAAATCTTGTACCTCTTTGACACTAATCACATTCTTGATTGTAAATTCTGCTGTTGATTCAGTCGATCCTGTGTATCCTAGATCTTCGTCATATTCTCCAAAGTAGTATTCAAATACCCAGTGCTTTTGTGCTGCTCGTTTCATGTCGTTGCTCCGTTGTAAGTGGGGAGCAATTGCCCCCCCGTTGTTGATTAATTAGAATGGAAGTGCGCTTTTATCCGCGATTTCTGCATAGTGTTGGATTTCAAGGTATATTTCAATTTCTTCCAAATCTCTAAGATCCTCGTCTTGGCAATATGTCCATTCTTCTAATTGATCTTCGTCTTTTGCGGTCAAACGATCTTTCGATTCGATTTCATCAATAATGTCCGTTTGAATAAAGCCTCTAACTTCTGCTAATTTCTTGTTGTGCTCTTTTCGTATTGGTTCAAGTCTTGCTTGAATTAAAGCCTCGATTTCTTGTTGCAGTTTTTCCAATTCGCTTTCGATTGCGTTTGCAGTTTGGCTGACTTCTTTCATCATTGCTTTGAATTGATTTTTTGACTCTTTGCATATTTTCATTGTCTTTCCGTTGTTGTTGTTGTTGTTGGAAGTGGGGAGCGATTGCCCCCCGTTGTTGTTATTGTTTTTAAAATCCAAATTCTATTTGTAAACTTTTTAATTCCCATTGCATTTCTTCTTCGTGGTTTGAAATTGCTATCTCCATAGAAGATTTGGAAATGTTAGAGACATATCCTACACGGTAGCCATGCTTTCCAGTTTTCCATAATTCACCATTTGAATATAAGGCATATCCGTTTGATTTTAAGATTGGCTTTCCTGTTGGCTTGTTGTCTTTTTTATTTGTCATTGTCTTTCCGTTGTTGTTGTATGCTTTATTGCTTACACTTATTATATTATCAACATATGTATATAAAGTAAACATATTTATACAAAATAAATGAAAATAATTTGAGATAGAAGATCCCCGATCCGTTAAACTACCCAAAATCACACAACACAACGGAGAAGATCATGTTAAAAGATTTTTTGAAAGAAGTACAGGCAGTCAGTGAGTTTGAAGCAGAAATTTTCAATGGTCAGTTGATCATCAAAGGGCGAATCTTGTCACCTGCTGAAATAGAGAAAGCAAGTCTTGCCAACTCTCTATTGTTACAGGGGCTTTCCAGTACAGGAGAGATCAGCCAGTTTCAGAAAATGAGCGAGCAACTACAAGACGATCCCGATGAAGAAACACTACAGCAAGCATATTCAATGCTATCAAAGATCCGACCTGAGCAAATGCAAAAAATAGCAGAATCACAGGATCAGTTGATTGCACAATGTGTAACGCAGGCGAAGAAGTCAGAGGATGATCAATGGGAGCGTATACAGATCGTATTGACTCAACAAGAGCAAAACGCTGAACGCAACATGCTATGGATCGGCATGCTCTCAAAGCCTGATCGATCTGCAATCCTTGATCATGCTCTTAAGGGGCAAGGAGAGGCAGTCAAACGACTGTCAACGTTTCGCTGATCAAGAAGATTACTTCCATATAATAGACATCATAGCACGCACATATGGCGCGCTTCCAAGTGAGATCGCAAAACTTGACTGGTTCGATCTTATGCTCTGCCTTAAATGTATCAAACATCGAGGGGCTAGAATGAATCGACTATTGAAGCGATATAAAAAGAGTGGCGTTCAGCCGACTGTCTCACTGACTGATCTTATTGATATACTGGGTTGAAATTGCTTACAATGCCATAACTCATGAAATCGGCTATCATAGTCGCATAGGTGAGGTGTAGACATGGCAAGCAATACAGTTGTACAGTATGTGCTCAAAGTTGATTCAAAAGGCGCACAAAAAGGACTTGATGGAACGTCAAAAAGTGCTGATAAATTATCGAAAAGTCTTGATAAACTGCAATCCGAATCATCCGATACAAATGAGGGGCTAGAAGATACAGGACAATCAAGCACAAAAGCGAGCAAGGGGATCAATAAATTAGAAGTTGCATCTCAAGCAGCAAAAAAGGGGATCGCTGCTGTTGCTACTGCCGCAGTTGCTACAGTTGGAACTATTGTTGCTCTTGGTGCTGCATATATTACAGCACAGAAAGCAGCCTTTAATTTCACAAGAGAGGTTGTTGATAGCATTAACGATTTGAACGATCTAAGCGCGCGATCAGGACTTACAGCAAACAGTATTCAGGCAGTGACAGCAGCATTTGAGGGATCGGGACAATCAGCAGCAGCAGCAGCATCTTTTGTTTCTCGATTTCCCCGATTGTTTGCAGATCTCGCATCAGGAGCAGGGCGAGCAAGCGAAGCGGCAGCAAGATTGGGCGTTGGCTTGACAGACGCAGCGGGCAACATGAAAAGTGCTGATGAAATACTGATCGATGTTACTAGAGGACTACAGGGGGTAAAGGATCCAACAGAAAGAGCAACCGAGGGGTTTCTGTTATTTGGAAGATCAGCAGGTCAATTTTTGCAGGCTTTTGGCGCAACTTCAGAGTTTGAAAACTTCCTAGCAATCACTGAAAGATTCGGGGTAAAGACAGGCCCTGAAGCAAGTGCAGCAGCAGCAAAATTCCAAGAACAATTAGCCTTTTTGAATGTAGTTGTCAGTGGGCTGAAACAGCAATTTGTAGAGTCTGTTGGTGGTGTTAATTTCTTTAATGATAAACTATTGAAGGCGATCAAAATCGTTGTAACACTTCAGGACTTCATAGCAGATAATGAAAAATTATTTAAAGATTTCGGGGCAAGTTTGGCGCAAACTGGGGGAGATCTGATCGGATTTTTACAATCAATGATTGGGCCTTTCGCAACGTTTGTAAATACTGCATTTAAAATCGTTAATAGAAATGTCTTGCTTGTTGCTTCTGCAATGA